GCATCAGATCGACGTTGCCGGGAGACTGCGCGGCTTCTGCCAGTGCCTTGATGCTTTGCGAGAACGCCAGAGCGGATTGGGCGTTGGCCTTGATGCGGTTGGTTTTTTCTTTTTCCACGTTCAGCAGCATTTCCATTTTTGCCGCCGGAGGCACTATCGGTTCTGGCGGCGGCGGTGCGATCAGTTTTTCCGGATTTGGAAAACGCATGGTTTGCGCATAGCGAAGCGCAACTTCATGCGGATTGAAAACCATCGGAAATTGCAGCATGTCATGATAAGTCTGCGCTGTTACACCGCGATGCATTTCCGTTGCCATGTTTGGATCGGCCGTCACTTCGATAGGCATCCTGCCGTCGATATTGTCCGGCAAATGATCCATGGCGTACGCCATAGCCGCAAAAGCACGCACCTCTTCGGTAATGCTGCCGATGATCCGGCGATGGACCGCGCTATGCTGCTGCGCTCCGTTATCGATGATGCCTTTTGCCAAAGTAGCGGTCATGGAGGCCGGGGCATTTTCTAGTAAATTCAGAGTACCAGCCAACCGATCACCCAAAGTCATCAGTTTGTCGAGTGACTGAAACATTCCCGGCGTAACTTGTTTGGTAGGGAAAAACGATACTACGTCGTTGATAGCGCGGCCATCTGTATTGATAGTAGTCAGACGATTGCCTTTCAGTTCAATTTTATCCGGCATACCGATGCCGCTAACCGCAGCGATACCACCATTTTCAGATGACAATTTTGCGGTATCATCTATCGATGCCAGCAAGCGATCTGCTGAATGTTCTGTTTTGCCAAGCAGCCAGCCAAACCCACGCGGAAAAAACGAACCTTTTGGATCAGGTATCATTTTGTAAGCGTAATAGCGGCGCACTGGATGAAATACCAACATGTCTTTGGTGTTGATAAGCGTCTTTCGGGTCCACCGTGGCAGGATTTTGACCGCGCAAGGGATATCTTCAAGATTTACCGTGATGGTGTACGGCTCATCATAGCCGTCGCCATCCATGTCCAGCCACATATCGGTTTCGTAGAATTTTTGCAGTTCTTGCGGGTCTATCTCGTCAAAGTCAGGATCATAATCGATCCAGTGTCCCATCTCGATGGAGCGCTGGATTTCATAGGGATATTTTTCAATCAAGTGAGTAATACGTGGTACGCGGTCGAGTGTCTTCGCGGTGCTGTTTATAATGACTTCGTTAACATTGAGAAACGAACTGCGAAACTGTCCTTCATGTTCGTCAAACCAGCGTTTACGCCAAGCCAGACCGGTCACTGCCATATGTAGAATTAGCGGGTCGGTTTCTACTACCCAATCCGGGTCTACAGTACGTAGTTGCGAACAAATCCAGCCGGCCAACGGCTCTCCGCCGGGCTCTGAAGCCTTCACCAAATCCGGTTCTGAAAGGAGCGCGCCTACAATACGCGCGGTAGCTTGAATGACCGATGACAATACCAGCGATGTAGAAGCGATGGCGCTGTCTTCGCCGCTGCCGGTTTGCTCTTCGCCTTGCGACATGGATTTGTTGGCATCCTTGTCGATATCGTCAAGATAGCCATTGGCTTTTCCAAGCCAGTCCGCCATCGACAGTTCGTCGATTTTTACCAATTCGATAACGTGATCCGCAACTTGATGGCAGTCGCTAAGGTCTAGCCGCTCTGAAAGATTACCGATTTTCTCGGGCTCTTCCAGATTAAGCTTCAGTTCGGGGCTCTGAAACCGCATCGGATAATCCTTAAGCTTATGTATACAATGTCAAGTACTATTTTGACAGTTTTGTGCTAAATATGGTAGTGGTACCTTGCATTGCCCGTTTGGGCCCCACCAAAAGGAACCGCCCGAATGCAAGTCATTGATCGCAGTCTTCAACCCTCTCAGTATTGGCCCGGTCTTTATGCCTTGTTTGGCATGGATTACGAGCGCCTTGCTCCGATTTACACTAGCTTTTTTGATGCCAAGACATCTGAAAAAGCGTTTGAAGAGTTCATGACGGAGCGTGCGGGTTTGGGACTTGCAGTTCAGCAGCCTGAACTCGAGCCAGTTCAATTTGATTTTCCCAGCGAAGGTTATCGTACTCAAGTCACCCATGCCAGTTATGGTCTTGGTGTTGCCATCTCCCGCGAAGCCAAAGATGACAATCTTTATGAAGATGTCGCTTCGCGCATGATGAAAGAACTGGCTTATTCTGCCCGACAAACTGAAGAATACATCGCACATGCTCCGCTGCAAGTTGCGATTGATGCCGTCAACGGTATCCGTGCTGATGGCGTACCGCTTGCTTCGGCCTCGCATCCCACCGCTTCCGGACTTCAGTCCAACCTGCTGACTTCTGCCAATGTTTCCGAACTGGCTTTCGAGAACGCAGTCATTCAGATTGGCTATACACGCAACGGTCGTGGCTTTCTGATCAACGTACTTCCGAAATGCGTGATCCTCTCTCCAGAGAGCGGACCGGAAACCCGTCGTATCCTTGGTTCGCCGTTGCAGTGGAATGCGCAAACCAACAACATCAATGTGCTGCGTGCGACCGGAGCCCTTCCGGATGTCATCGAAACACCGTATCTCGTCTCCAAGGATGACTATTTCATCCAGACTTCGATCCAGAACATGGACAACGGTGAAGGCTTTACGTTCTGGGAGCGAAGCGGTCTTGAAACGCGTGAAGACAGCAATTGGAGCAACCAAGCTTCACTGATTGCCATCTGGTTCCGCTGTTCGGCATCCATCATCGATTGGCGTTCCACATACATGTCCCCGGGTGCTACCTAGTTGCATGAAAAGAAACCAAAGTTTGGACGTTTCGAAACTTGGGGCGCTTGCAGTCGCTGTGGCGCACGAGTGCCCTATAACACGCTTGGAAGAGAACGGCTGACCGGACTTCTGGTCTGCACCCAAACAAGCGGAAGACCCGTCAAGCCATGTCTCGATCCATGGCCCCCGGTGTACGATTTTCAAGCTCTTCCCGACCGTTCCATAGACCCTCCGCCAGAACCGCTGCCGGTTCGCTGGGGATTGGATTTACTATGGTCGGCCAACAAATACACTCTTGCGCCCAGTGATGGTGCGCGACTGCAAAGCTATATGAAACCGCCGTCGACGCCTGCCAGCACCGCAAGTTTTGTCAACTACCAGAGATCGCTTAATCAAAATCAGGATCGTGCTACGCTGACATATGTCAATCCAGCCAACTACGACGGGACTTTCATTCCATCCAATTCGGTACGTACGGTCGAACCGCCGGATGCCAATGATCAGCTTGAAAATCTGAAAACCGATAGCGGATGGGTACCTCCTTGGACGGTCATCAAAGGTGTCTGATTTTCAACGTGGTGATCGGGTTAGACTGACTGCCCGGATGGCAAAGACAGCCATGCGTGGTTTTTGTTTCAAAGGACCGCGTCAGGTACCAATTGATTGGCATAAGCGACGCGGCACTGTACAGAATACGCCGCATACAGGAGGTGGTTGTATAGTCATTCGCTGGGACGGACTGCTGGCTGGTGATAGCTGGCCTAAAGGTGCAATTGAAAAGGACGAGTAAGATGGCAGACCTTTCAAGCAAGTCTCGTAAGGGCATGAAAAGTTCGACATTCGGATTGCCGGGCAGCCGTAAATATCCGATGCCGGACAAGTCGCATGCCGCCAATGCCAAGGCACGCGCAACGCAAATGGTCAAGGCAGGTAAACTTTCATCCTCTTCAGCAGCTAAAATTCGCGCCAAAGCCAATCGAGTTCTAGACAAATGACGACCGCCGCCAATGTCATTGAAAATGCGCTGCATCTATATGGCATCATAGATCAGACAGAACATCCGACGATTACCGATATCGCCAATAATGTAGTAATATTAAATGACATGCTTCGCAGCGAGCATGCTGATGGCGCTGCGCAATATTTGATAAAGCGTATTACTGTTATCGTCCCGGCCGGTGTGCTGGGCTCGATATATTCATTTACGCTACCGGTTGATGCGGTAGCCATCAGAGCTATCTGGTGCAACGATATCAGCCCCACTGTAAATCGTGAAACACGACAAGCGCCTATTGCTGACGTGGTGCGAACTACCTACCCGGGCATCATCACTAAATGGCATCAGGAAAGACAAGTAGACGGCTCTATTCTGGTTACCGCATGGCAGCCGCCGCGATCCGATACCACATGCCTGATTGAATATGGCGGACGTGTAAACGCAATAACCGCATCTGATGGCAGCGACGTTGTAAATCTGCCACCGGAAGGCATTCATGATGTAACGTTAATGCTAGGCAGG